ACGCGCAAATCTCCAGCATCACCGAGACCAAGGAGCTCAAGGCCGAGGACATTCAGGAGGAGCGCGACGAGGGGATGAGCGAGGCGATGATCCAGCAGGAGTATTACTGCTCGTTCACCGCACCGACTGAGGGCGCCTACTACGCCAAGGAGCTCGCCAAGCTCGAGGCCGCCGGGCACATCGGCAACTTCCCCCACGACCCGGTGCTGCCCGTTTTCACAGCATGGGACATCGGTTTTTCTGACTCGACCGCCATATGGTTTTTTCAGCTGATGCCGTTCTCGAACGCGGTGCACTTCATCGACTACTATCAGGCCGAGGGTGAAGGGCTCTCCCACTACGCCCGCGCCATTCAATCGCGTGCGCTGGAAAAGGGCTATCTTTACGGGGAGCACATCGCACCCCACGACATCGAGGCAAGCGAGTGGACCGTCGGCGAGTCGAAGAAGGCCAGAGCGAAGAAGTTCGGCATCAAGTTCGTCGTCAACCCCCGCGTGAAGCACAAGGACGAGACCATCGAAGCCGTGCGCGTGGCGCTGCCGGCCTGCCGGTTCAACAAGGGAACCTGCCAGGTAGGGCTCGATGCACTCTGGACGTACCACAAAAAATGGAACGAGAAGATGCGCGCCTGGAGTGACCGCCCGGAGCACGATTGGGCGAGCGACGGCGCCGATGCGTTCGGCGAGGCCGCGAAACGGATCAACTGGTTGCGGCGCCGGATGGGCCGCAAGAAACGCTCGGCACCCCCCGCTGCCGGCGACTGGATGGGAACCTGACAATGGCATTGAACAAAAGCGAAGTCGTTACGCACGAGAGCGGCGCGCACTTCCAACCCCTCACCGACGGCGAGAGCGAGCTCACCGCCGAGGCCCGCCACCGCCTGGACGTGGGGCTCGACGGCATGCGCCTCAACCTCCACGAGTACCGGGAGGATGTTCGATTCCTCGACGGCGAGGGTCAGTGGACCGAGGAGGCCAAGAGCCTGCGAGGCACCGAGCGGCCGATGCTCACGATCAACAAGCTGCCGGCGTTTGTCGACCAGGCCATCGGCGAGAGTCGCCAGAACAAGATCAGCATCAACGTCACCGCCACGGCCACCGTGGGTGACGACGAAATGACGACCAGGGCCGGCAAGCAGATGAGCCGCGCCGATGCCTTCGAGGCGCTCATCCGTGACATCGAGGTACAGAGCCAAGCCCAGGACGCCTACGACACCGCGCTCGAGACCGTCTATGCCGGCGGGCTGGGGTATTGGGTGGTGCGCACCGAGTACGTCGATGACGACGTGTTCGAGCAATCCATCGGCATCGAGCGACTCCTCGACCCCACGCTGGTGGTGCCCGACCCGACCGCGCGCAAGGCCGACCGTTCCGACATGAACTGGTGCTTCGTCATGGATTGGATGGAGCGCAAGGAGTTCGATCTCCGCTACCCCGGCAAGTTCCCGGTGGGTGATCTCAACACTGAGTTCCTGGCGCCCTGGCGTCAGTGGTTCCGGCAGACCGACGACCACGTTGCCGTCGCCGAGTATTTCAGGCGCATCCCCATGAAGCGCGAGCTCCTCCAGCTCTCCAACGGCGCCATCATCGACGCCGAGGAGCACGACCAGGTGCTCGATGAGCTCCAGGCCGGCGGCCTCGAGATCGTCCAGCGCCGCGACGTGCGCTCGCACAAGACCGAGTGGTATCGCGTAGGTGGCACCCGCATCCTCGAGGGCCCGGTGGAGTTCCCGTCGAAGTTCATCCCCGTGGTGATGGTGACGGGCAAGGAGCTCGCCGTCAGTGGCCGCATCAAGACACGCGGCATCGTGCGCCACGCCAAGGACGCCCAGCGTGCCTACAACTACTGGCGAACCGCCACCACGGAGCTCGCCGCTCTCCAGCCGAAAGCCCCCTACATCGCCGCTGCCGAGCAAGTCGAGGACCACCTGAACGAGTGGGGTGACGCGAACAAGGGCAACAAGGCCGTCCTGCTCTACAACGCCATCCCCGGCCTCAACGCTCCCCAGCGTGACCGACCCCCGGAGCTCTCCCCCGCTTTCGTCCAGGAGACCATCGCGGCCGACGCCGACATTCGAGCGACCGTTGCGCAGTTCGGCGCCTCCATCGGCGACCCGGACACCGCCAAGCAGTCGGGAGTCGCCATTGCCCAGCTGCGGCAGACAACCAACACGAATACCTTCACCTACACCGACAACCTGGCGCGTGGCATCCGCCACACGGCGCGCATCATCGTCGACATGATCCCCAAGGTCTACGACACCCAGCGCGTGGTGCGCCTGCTCCACGAGGATGAGAGCGAGGACTTCCTCGAACTGTTTGCTCCGGTGGTCGACGAGGAGACCGGCGAGGAGCACCTGATCAACGATCTCCGAGGCGGGCGCTTCGGCATCAACGTCAAGGTCGGGCCCAGCTTCGCCAGCCAGCGCCAGGCCGCCGTTGCCGGCGTGCTCGCCTACCTCGAGCGCGACCCCGAGGCCGCCCCCCTGGTGCGCGATCTGATTGCCGGCAATCTCGACTTTCCAGGCGCGAAGATGATGGCCGAGCGCCTACGCCGCACCATCCCCGAGGAGCTCCTCGAGGGCGAGCGTGGCGATGAGGGTGAGCCCCGGCCACCGAGCCCCGAGCAAAAGACCGCCGCGGTACTGGCCGAGGCCGAGCTCGCCGAAGCCGAGGCCAAGGTCATCACGGCGGAAGCGAAGGAGGCCCAGGAGAAGATCAAGCTCATGGAACTGATGAAGGAAGCCGGCCTCGACCGCGAGGCCCTGGTGGAGCTCATCAACGTGACCGTGGCCGAAATGATTGCCGCCCAAACGGCCGAATCCGACGCCGAAGGCTTGCCACTCGACAACCTGCCGACCGGAGTTGCCGCGCAGTAGCGTGGACAATCGGCGCCGCTCGACTAGAATCCGACCGAGGGAGAGAAAGACGTGCCAACTGAACCGACCCCAGCGCCAGGTACAGAACCGAAGCCACCGGAGCCACCGACTCGTGACGCTATCGCTGCCAGCGAGAGCGAGGACGACGAGCTCGTGGCGCGAGCGGCCGAGTCCCGTGGATACGATACGCGCAGCCATGTAGTAACGGAGGAACCGGCACTACAGGCGCTCGAAACGAAACCATCGGACCCCAAGCCCGCAACCGACGAGAGCAACGGTGACGACGACGACGGGGAAGGCGATGCCGACGACGATGAACCGAGCACTCCATCGGCCGATGGGGATGGCGCGGGCGAGCCGGCGGCTGGTGCTGCGAGCGAAGGCGATGAGCCGGCCGACGGGGACAAGCGCCCCAAGAGCCGGCGCGCGAGGAAAACCGCACGGCTACAGAAGGAGCTCGCCGAGGCGCGTGATCGCATCATCGAACTGGAAAGCGGCGCCCAGGCGGCACCCCCGGCAGAGCCGGCCAAGGAGCCCATCGCGGATGATTTCGCGTCGTGGGATGAGTACGCCGAGGCCAAAGCCGTCTATCTGGTGGAGCAGAAGGTCGCCGCGCAGTCGCCCCCCAAGGGCGGCGCCGGCACCGATGGCTCACCGATACCGGCCAGCTGGGGTGACGTGACCGACAAGTATTCCGACTTCGATGCGGTTGCCTACGAGAAATCTCTCCAGGTCAACGACATGATGGTGAACCAGCTCATCGAAATGAATCAGGAGGGAGCCGAGGCCCTGTATTACCTCGGCAAACACCCGGACGAAGCGAAGCGCATCGCAACCGTGAAGGGAGAGACTGCCGTAGCTCGTGAGCTCGCCAAGATTGCCGTCAAGGCCGTCGCGGCGAACAAGGCGACAGGGAACGGCAGCCAACCCCCCACGGCAGAGGCGGCGAACGTGGCACCGACAGTCTCGAACGCCCCTCCACCCATCAGCGCAACCGTAGGAGGCGGAGCTCAAGGCCGGCAAGTCGATCTCGACAATGCCGATCCCGAGGAGTACCGCGCGATTCGGCGAAAGCAGATGGCAGCGAGAGGGTAGTTCCATGAATCACGGAGCAACCTTCAATGGCAAATGCGCTTATCACTCCGACGATCATCGCCCAAGAGGCGCTGTTTCAGTTGGAGAACAATCTCCAGATGGCGAACCAGGTCCATCGTGAATACCGCGAGGAGTTCGTCAAAGTAGGGCAATCGGTCAATATCCGAAAGCCCGTCAAGTTCACCACGTCCGACGGGGCCACGCTGGTCAAGCAGGATGTGGAGGAAGCCAACACGTCGATCACGGTGTCCAGCCAGAAGCACGTCGGCTGGGAGTTCTCGAGCATCGACCTGACCATGACCATCGAGGAGTACAGCGAGCGTTACATCACGCCCGCCATGATTACCCTCGCCCAAACGGTCGACAAGGAGGGTCTCGCCCTCTACGACCAGGTGTGGTCGAGCGTGAGCAACGGCTCGTTCGTCAAGCCCGACACCTTCGCCGAGTTCGCTCTGCTGGGTATCAGGATGGACGAAATGGCGATCCCGCCATCGGGCTCGAACAACCGGGACCGGCGTCGATTCATCGGCAAGTCGAACACCACCCACTCAATGGCCGGCGGCCAGGCGGCTCTGTTGCAGGAGCGACTGGTGCAGGAGGCTTGGGTCCGTGGTCGCGTCAACATCGTCGACGACATCGACATTTACATGGATCAGAACGTGGCGACCCACACCGTCGGTGTGGCAACCGGCACGCCGACCGTTGACGGTGCCGCGCAGAACGTCACCTATGCGGCTTCCAAAACCACCAACTCCCAAAGCCTCGTCACCCAGGCGTGGACGAACAGCATCACCGGCATCCTTCTCGCCGGCGATGTCATCACGCTCGCCGGTGTGAACGCCGTCAACCCGATTCCGGGCGAAGGCGTGAAGCAGGATCTGGGGTATCTCCAGCAGTTCACGGTCCTGGCCGACGCCGACTCCGGCGCCTCGACGGGCCCCGCGACGTTGACCATCTCCCCAGCCATCATCACCACTGGTCCGTACCAGACGGTGACAGCGGCCCCGGCGGATGATGCAGCCATCGTGGTGCTCGGAACGGCGGCGACGGGCTACGCCCAGCACTTGGGGTTCCATCGCAATGCGTTCGCGCTTGTGACGGTGCCGCTCATCATGCCGTTGGGTGCGGTGTTCAAGGCACGAGCCACGCACAAGGGATTGAGCATCCGCGTGATCCGGGCCTACGACATCACGACCGATACCGAGGCCATCCGGCTCGACATCCTCTACGGGTGGAAAGCCATCTACCCCGACCTCGCGGTGCGCTACTGGACGACTGTCTGACTCCTCCCTTGGAGACCTTTTCCCTCGGCCTTCGGGCCGGGGGTTTTCTCTAACCCGACGACAATCGAGAGGACGCCAACATGGCAACGAAGCCGAAGAAACCAGCAGACGACGCCTGCCAGGCCAAGACCGGCACCCAGGAACAGCAGGATCCGGCCGGCAAGGACAAGGGCAAGGTGCCCGATGCCGAGGAGACTGGCACCGAGGACTCGAGCGAGTAGCCCATGAGCATCAAAGCGCGAGACCTGATCACGCGCTCGATGCGCCGGATCAACATCGTGGCGCGTGGCGAGGTAGCCACCGCCGAGGAGGCCGAGGACGGGCTCATCACGTTGAACGAGCTCCTCCACTCCTGGGAGACCGACGGCATCCACATCGGGCACACGGATCTCACGCTGGACTCTGACGTGGAGCTCCCGGATTCGCACATCCGGGGGTTGCGCCTGTTGCTGGCGATGGAGCTCGCGTCCGAGTACGAGAAACCCATCGACGGCGTGACCATCGCCCAGGCCGACCGGGCGAAGCGCCAGCTCATCGCCGAGTACATGGTAGTGCCCGACAGCACGTTCGACCGCTCGCTGCTGGACTTCCAGGCGAACCGCCGCCGGCGCCGCTACAACATCAACGAGGGGTAGGTCCATGCTTCTGCCCTTCGCCACCGGCTTCAAGCAGGGCAAGTCGTTCGCTGTCGACACCGAGACCCTGGTGAACTGCTACATCGAGAGCGCCACCAACCCCAACGCCAAGACCATCCGGTCGATCTTCGGCCGCCCAGGGCTCAAGACATTCGGCAACTGGGGCGAGCTCCCGGCCCGCGGCGTCCACCAGTTCGGTGATCGCGCCTATGCCGTGTTTCAGGACCGCCTCGAGGTTATCCGCCCGGACGGTATCAGCTTCGTGGCCGGCTTCCTGTTGACCGACTCCGGGTTCGTGTCGATGGACGACAACGGCACCCAGCTCATGATCGTCGACGGCAAGAACGGCTACATATTCCCCGGCGAGTCCCTGGTGGTCACTGTCGAGACTCCGCTCCTGGTGTTGCCGCTCAACTTGGCGAGCCCCTCGGTAATGACATCGACCACGGTCGACGCGCCGCTGCTCATCCTCTCCATCACGCTGGCGCTCCCCACCGTCGTGGCCGTCCAGGAGGGTGGCGACCTGGTGCGCATCACCGATCCCGACTTCCCCGACAATCCGAGCCATGTCACCTATCTCGACGGGTTCTTCATCGTCAACGACGAGGGCACCGATCAGTGGTATGTGAGCTCGCTCAAGGATGGCTCCGCGTGGAACGGGCTCGACTTCGCCAGCGCCGAGTCCGACCCGGACAAGCTGCGCAACGTCGTGGCCGACCACGGCGAGCTCTGGCTATTCGGCGACCGCTCCACCGAGGTGTGGCAGAACACCGGGCAGGCCGACTTTCAGTTCGAGCGCCTCGAGGGCGCCAAGATTCAGTGGGGTGTGCATGCCCCGTGGAGTATCGCCCGCTACGCCGACACGCTGGTGGCCCTGGCCGTCGACGACCACGGCGCCGTCCAGGTGATCAGCTTCATCAACTATCAGCCGAAACGGATCAGCAACGACGGCATCGAGGAGGCCATTGCCGGCTACTCGCTATCCACCGATGCCATCGCCTGGGTGATGGTCGACCGGGGCCGGCAGTTCTATGTCCTGAGTTTCCCGACCGGGGGCCAGGCGTTCGCTTACGACGTGCGCGAGAACGAGTGGCACGAGCTCAAGACTGGCGTCGGGGCCCGCTTCGTCCCCCAGCACCATATCTACTTCCTCGGCAAGCACCTGGTCAGCGACTACACCGCCGGCAACCTGTGGGAGCAGGCCGCGGGGCTGTTCGACGACAACGGCGAGGAGATCCACCTCAAGGCGCGCGGCTATCACATCCACGATTCCGAGCGGCTCATCGGCCACGCATCGCTTCAAGTGGTGTTCGAGGCCGGCGTCGGGCTCGCCACCGGCCAGGGCTCCGACCCCCAGGCGATGCTGCGCTGGTCGAACGACGGCGGCGCCACCTGGAGCAATGAATACTGGCGCGGCATCGGCAAGGGCGGCAACTACCGGGCTCGCGCCATCTGGCGATCCCTGGGGCGCGCGCGTGATCGCGTCTACGAGCTCACCGTCACCGACCCGGTGAAGCGCGTCATCGTCGGCATCGAGCTCAAGGCGGTCTGATGAGCCATGTCTCGAGTCCACGAAAAGGCACGGAGCTCACCCCACGGGTGTTCGGCACCTGGCAGGAACAAGTCAACCGGGCGCTCCGGGCCATCCAGCCGGCGGGGATTATTCTCCACCGTGAGAACGGCGTTATATGGGCCGGGCAGACCGAGTTCGGCTGGTTCATTAGTCCCAACTCGGAGCTCCGGGCCACGGCCACCGTCACCGGCGCGCGGATCGGTGGTGCGGTCAATGTCACCCCTGTGCTCGCGCCACCGAACTTCAATATTGCGTTCGACGGATGGGTGGAAGCCGACGACCTGGTGGGGCTTCGGATGCGCAACCCGATGCCCGGCGCGAACGCCGGCAGCAACGTCGACCTGGTGATCGTGGTGTTCAACCCGTGATTGAAGTCAGCAGAACAAGCGACCCGCACCTGGTCGCCGCGATCCTCACCGACGACGACGTGTGGGCCGAGGGCGGTGACGACGGGACATGCGCCGTGGAGGACTTCGTGCCGGCGTTCCACGAGTCGGTCTATTATCTCGTGCCGTGGCTCAATGACGAGCCGATGGGGATCTTCATCGTCACGCCCAGCAACTCGATTTGCTTCGAGTGGCACACCGGGATACTCAAAGCCTTCCGGGGCAAGAACGCCATCATCGGGTGCCGCATGGCGGTCGACTGGATGGAGGCCAACACCCCGGCCCGCAAGCTCATCACCTGGGTCGATGTTGAGACCCGGCACGTCTACCTTTATGCCAAGGCGTGCGGTTTCGGCGTCGAGGGTGTATCCCACGGCTCGTTGCTCAAGCACGGGCAACTGAGAGACCAGTACCTCATGGGGAGAATGTTATGCCAGTCATAGCAGTAGCAGCCATCGTTGTCGGAGCGGCCCTGGTGGCAGGCGCCAAGGGGGCGAGCGCCGGCTCGACCATCAACGAGCAGCGCGCCCAGGCCATCCAGCTGGACGCCGAGAAGCGGGCCAAGGAGGAAACCGAGGCCGGCTTCGAGTTCATCGAGGAGCAGCTCCAGCCGTTCGTCGACATCGGGCAGGAGTCCATTTCCACGCTCGGCGATGAGATCGACGAGCTCACGCGACCGTTCACGACCGACGACTTCGAGGCCGATCCCGGCTTCCAGTTCCGTGTCGAGCAGGGCGAGCGCGGGATCAATCGCTTCCTCGCCTCCCGCGGGCTCACCACGTCGGGGCGTGCCGGCAAGGAGCTCACGCGCTTCAACCAGGGCGAAGCCACCCAGGAGTTCGACCGGGCGTTCAACCGTTTCCAGACGACCCAGGGCAACCGCTTCAACCGACTGCTGGCGCTCTCGAACGTCGGGCAGAGTGCCACCAACCTCCTGGTGGCGGAACGCTCGACGGCCACCGGGCGCAACGTCGCCGGCATCCTCGGCAGCGGTCAGAACCGGGCCCAGCAACAATCCGAGATCGGCCGCATCGAGAACGAGGCCCGCCGCCGTCGTGGTGACGCGCTCGCCGGATTCTTCAAGACTTCGAGCGAAGCTATCGCCTCGGGTGCGAGTGGCGGTGGTGCCGGCGCAGCTGGCGCGTTTGCAGGAGGAGCAACCTGATGGCAAGCACCGTATCAGCGCAGGACTTTCCCAACGTCGCCCAGGTGATCCGAAACCGGAGCAACATCGCGGCCAACCGCCGGCAGGAGGAGCTCCAGCCAGGGCGCCTCGAGGGACAGCAGCAAACCAACGAGCTCAACGCCTTCAACCTCCGCCAGAACGTGCGCACCGAGGCCAACCAGGCGGAAACCGCGCGCCTCCTCACCGACCTCCAGAACGACGTGCCCGGCGCCTTCCGCCAACTCGCCATCCAGAACCCCGAGCGGCTCACGACCGTGCTCGAAGCCCAGGCGAAGAAGCGCGACATGGACCTGAACGCCTTCAACACGCGCCTCCTCGCCATCGGGCGCATGGCGACGGCCTTCGCCGGCAACGCAGCCGCCGACAAGGCGGTGGCCCCCGAGGAGCAGCAGCGCCAGTACACCCAGTCGCGTGACGCCCTGGTGCGCCGCTTCCCGGAGATCACCGAGGAGGACGTGCCGCTCAAGCCCAACAGCCTGTTCCTCAAGCGCGCTATGTCGGCCCTCTCTGGCGTGGCCGAGCTCCAGAAGCAGGCCGGTTTCGGCCAGGGCACGTCGTTCGTGCAGACCGGCGTCAAAGACCAGCCGGGCGCCACGCAGACCAGGCGCGTGCCCACGGCCGGCCCCGAGGCCGACATCGGCCCGCCCAAGTTGCCGGCGCCGGCAGCTGGGCGCGGTGGTGCTGGCGGCGGCGTCACGACTGCCGCATCGAACACCATCTTGCGTGCCGTCAATGGACTGTTCGGGGATATTTTCGACCTGGAGACCGGCCGGATTAACGTGCTCGATGAGGACAAGCGCCAGGACATGCTCGCCGTCGCTGCCCGTGCCGAGCAACTGACCGACCAGGAGGGGCTCCCGCCGTTGCAAGCCGTTCGCCAGGCCGCGAGCGAGCTCGGGATCCAGTTCCCGGACGTTGGCCCCGCCTCGGGCGCCTCCGTCAATCGAGCGCGGCCAGGTGTCGAGAGCGAGACCCGCACCAAACAGCTGAAAGCCTTCCGCGACTTCGTGAACAAACAGTGACGTGGCGACTGCTCTACAGAACTTCCGGCGCAAGCACCCCGAGTTCTCGGAGCTCAGTGATTTCGAGATCGCCGACGGTCTACGCCAGCAGTTCTCCCAGGAGAGCGATGAACCCGTACTGATCCGCCCTTTCTTCGAGGCCATCGGGGGCCCTGAGCTCGCCACGGAGCTCGACCTGAGCCAAGAGCCAGAACCACCGCCGGCCGCCGCTCCGAATGCGCCCCAAGCATTGACGGGACAGCCAGCACCCCCCTCGCCCAGCATCGCCACCCAAGCCGAGCGCATGTTCCCGGTGCTTCGTGATCTCGGGATCCAGTTCATAGATTCGTCCAAGGGCGGGCAGCAGGACTTTCGCAAGATCGAGACCTTCCCGGCCGATGAGCGAGACAACCCCAAGCCTGGCCGGCCGACCATTGAGCAGTTCGACCCCAACCTGACCCCGGAGGTATTCGTCGCCGAGGCGCTCCACCTTCTCAAGAACACCGACCCCACGGTGAAGGCGTTGCGCTCGGAGTTCCTGGAGTCAATGACGACCCAGCAGAAGAAGCAGCTGCGCCAGCAGTACGACCACAGCAAGAAAGAGTTCGGAGAAAAACGCTCCTTCGAGAAATGGGCCGAAGTGTCCGGGCGCGATCAGTGGTTCGGTGGCTTCATCGGTGGGGTGTGGCCGGCCGAAATGTATACCGAGGAGCAGCTCGCGCTGTTCCAACGGCTCGACGGCCATCTACGCGCTGGTGCCGAGCTCCCCCCTGATGCCGCATCCGGGGGGGTGCAACCACCATCCACCGAGGGACTGACCGGGCTCGAGCTCCCCGGTGAACCCGGCACCCCCGAGGCGCAGCTGACCGGCGCGAACCTCGAGCCCGCCATCCAGGGCGGCCAGGCGCTCGAGGCCATTGCGAAGTTTGCCCGTGGTGGCGACCAGCCCGATGAACGCATCGCCCGCCGGGCGTTTCGCCAGAAGGAACAAGTCGCCGAGCGCACCC